CGCCGCGCCTAACCGTGAACTTTTTGACGTTATGCAACTGGGCATGGGTGCTAGACGTGAACCAATGCTGATCGGTGTTACAACAGCAGGCGTCCGCGCTGACTCATCAGGGCAAGATTCAATTGCCTACAACCTTTATCAGTATGGGCAAAAGGTAGCGCGCAAAGAAATAGATGACCCTACTTTTTTTATGGCATGGTGGGAAGCGGAGAATGAAGCAGACCACAGAATTGTTGATACTTGGAAATCTGCTAACCCTGCTTTTGGCGACCTGAACGATCCTAAAGATTTTGAAGCAATGGTTAAGCGAACACCTGAAGCAGAATTTAGAACCAAGCGGTGCAACCAGTGGGTATCCTCGCAAACGGCTTGGTTACCTAACGGGGCGTGGGAGCAACTAGCAATCAAGCGCACCGTTGCAAATGATGTACCTGTAATTCTAGGATTTGACGGCTCTTTTTCTGGTGATGCATCTGTAATCATTGGAGTCACTTGCGAGCCTGAGCCTTATGTATTTATGGTGAAGGCTTGGGAGAAACAACCAGAAGATGATGACGATTGGCGCGTAGACATTCTCGACGTTGAGAACACGATTATCGAATTTGCATCTGCAAACAATGTTAGGGAAATTGCATGTGACCCGTTTAGATGGCAACGCACAATGCAAGTTTTAGATGAAGCAGGCTTCCCAATTGTTGAATGGCCGTCAACTTCACCTGCCCGAATGGTTCCGGCATGCGCCAAATTCTATGACGCAGTGGTGTCACAGAAACTCACGCATGATGGTAATCCGCTACTACAAAGGCACTTACTCAATGCGGTTGTAAAGACTGACAGACTTGGACCAAGAATTGTAAAAGAACACAGGGGCTCGCCTAGAAAGATTGACGCTGCCGTTGCAAGTATAATTGGATTTGATAGGGCAACAGTTTCACATGAGAAACCTGTTGTTCCAGAATTCTTTAGTTTTTAGGGGCGCGCATTGTTTGCAACAATCCTTCAAGTAGTCGGACTAGTCGCTATCTCAATTGGTTTGGCTTTGTTTATTTTACCGCTAGGAATTATTGCGCTGGGCGCAAGTTGCGTTCTTATTGGTTACGCGATTGAAAAGGGTCAGTAATGCTTGGAAATTTATCGGGTGGCAATAAGGAAGAGCGCGCAATTAGTTACCAAAGCATCTGGGGCTCTGGTGATTCTTTTGCGTTCACCACTGAAGCAGGTACTAATGTAGATCAGCATCAGGCCATGAAGATAAATGCTTTCTATGCCTGCGTACTTTTAATTTCCGACACTATCTCTACCCTGCCAATTGATTCATTCATTAGGCGTGATGGTAACCGCTTACCTTACCGACCTGCGCCAATTTGGGTTCAGCGTCCAGACGTTGATCTCTTGAAGTCAGAACATTATCAGCAGGTTCTCATTTCTTTGTTGCTAGATGGCAATGCTTTTGTCCGCGTGTTTAGAGATCAAACAGGCACAGTTGTAAACCTTGTGGTCATTGACCCTATGCGTGTACGCGTAAACCGTAACTCAGTAACGCGTGAGGTTGAGTACATAGTTGATGAATTCAAAGACTTGCCAATTGCTAAGCGCGACATGTTGCACATTACCGAAATGCGCAAGGCTGGCGATCTTCGCGGAATGTCAAGAGTTACCGAACTAAAAGACAACTTAGGTTTATCAAGTGCGTTGCAGTCTTTTGCTTCACGTTTCTTTGGGCAGGGCGCAACTACCGCAGGCATTATTGAAACGCCTATGGGACTAAATAGTGAGCAGGCTAAGAATCTTATCGATGGCTTCGACTCAAGACACAAGGGCTTCCGCAAGGCTCACAAGACAGGGTTGCTAACTGGCGGCGCAAAGTTTGTTCGCACGGGTGTAAATCCTGACGAAGCACAAATGCTTGATAGTCGCAAATTAGCGATTGAAGAGATAGCGCGAATCTTTAGAGTGCCGCCAAACATGATCGGCGTTACAACTCCGGGGGCGCAGTCTTACGCATCAGTTGAGCAAAACAGCATCAACTTTGTAACACACACCTTGCGTCCGTACCTTGCGAAGATTGAAGACGCTTACAGCGATTTATTACCTGATGGCGCGTTTATCAAATTCAACGTAGACGGACTTTTGCGCGGTGACTTTGCTACACGAATGAATGGTTACTCAATTGGTTCGCAAGCAGGCTTCTATTCCGTTAATGACATTAGAAGGTTTGAAGACTTGCGCCCAGTAGACGGCGGCGATGTTTACCGCGTGCCACTTGCGAACGTTGATCTCGGCGCGGCTTCATTGGTTGAGACTGATAAGCGCGTTGGAATGGCTTCCAAACTTATCTTGGCAGGCTTCGAACCTGCTGGTGTGCTGGCTGCTCTTGGGCTTCCAAAAATAATTCACACGGGACTGCCATCTGTGCAGTTGCAACCGATCTCGCAAATCGACCCTGAAGACCCTGAATCCGTTTATGGGGTTAAGTAATGCCGTTAAACTTAGAGAACAACGAAGGGCAACAAATGACAAACAAAGTTGAACGCCGAATTAACACAGTCGAATTTGACATGCGAAACGGCGAAGCCACCGCAGACGGAATGAGTTTCACAGGCTACGCAGCCGTGTTCAATAGTCCCTCCGAACCGTTGCCGTTTACCGAAACAATCCGCTCAGGTGCGTTTGGCCGTTCTCTTAAGTCGCGCAACGACATAAAGATGTTCATGAATCACAACACAGACGTAGTGCTTGGCTCAACACGCGCAGGCACTTTGAAACTTATCGAAGATGGCACAGGGTTACTTGCTAAGGCTGACCTGCCTGACACAACCGCAGGGCGCGACCTTTCGGTGCTTATGCAACGCGGTGACGTATCTTCAATGTCGTTTGGGTTTAGCGTTCCGCCAAAGGGTGACTCATGGTCACAAGACGGCGCAACCCGTGAACTCCACCAAGTCCGCCTGCATGAAGTTTCAATTGTTACGGGCTTTCCTGCCTACGCAGATACAACCGCATCAGTGCGTTCACTAGACATTCTTGCAAGTCGTACGGCCGTAGATGTCGATTTGTTAAGTGATGCAATCACGAGACTAGAAGCAGGCGAGACACTAGAAGACAGTCAAGCGGATTTAATTTCTGAAGTAGTTTCCAAACTACGATCAGAGCAACCCGTTATTGATTTAAGCGCGTTAGAAATCAAGCGCAAGCAATTAGATTTGATGCTTAAAACTTTCTAAACTTTTCGTGTGTCATAATTAGTTGTAATCTTTTTGTCGTGTGAGCCATGCTCAAAGTTTGCGTATCTGTCGTGTGAGCCATGCAGAATAATCCGATTCAAACACTTTAGGAGAAACTATGTCTGACTACATTCGTCAGCAAGTGGAAGCACGCGCTAAGGCTTGGGAAGAAGCAAAGGCTCTTCTTGACTCTGCATCAGCAGAAAAGCGCGATCTATCCGCAGAAGAAAACGTAACTTACGGACGCATCATGGAAGACCTTGATTCACGCGCCGCAGTTATCGAAACCATGAACGCACAAGCAGTCCGCGAAGAGCGCGCCGCTGATGCAATGAAGGGCTTTGAGACTCAGGTTCAATCCGTATCATCAGTCCCATCAGTTAATGACGCAGAACTAATCCGCTCCCTTGCTCGTGGTGAAATTCGTTCCACCACTTTTGAGAAGCGTGACGTTCTAAAGACACAAACTGGCGCACCTGTACCGACATCATTTTATGATGAAGTGATTTTGCTTGCACGCCACGTTGGACCCATGCTTGCTACTTCGACCATTCTCAATACCGCTGGTGGAGAGAACCTACAAATCCCAAGTCTTAGTGCTTACTCATCTGCTGCCGTAACAGCAGAAGCAGGATTGATTGCAGAGAGTGACCCAACGTTTGCAGCGTTCAAAACTCTTGGAGCATTCAAGTATTCATTCCTAACACAGATCAGCCGTGAAATGGTTGAAGATGCAGGCGTGGACATTCTAGGATTCTTGGCCGCGCAAACAGGTAACGCACTTGGCTTTGATGTCAACAACGCGCTAACTGTTGGAACTGGTACAACTCAGCCAGTAGGAATTGTTCCTGCTGCTGCCGTTGGTATTACTGGTGGAACTGGTGTTGCTGGTGCATTTACTGGTGACAACTTAATTGATTTGGTTTACAGCGTTGACACCGCTGGTCGCGTTCTTCCGGGTGCAGGCTTCCAAATGAATAACCGAGGAATTGCCGCAGTGCGTAAGTTGAAAGATTCAACTGGTCAGTATCTGTTTATGCCGGGTCTTAATGGCGTAACTCCAGATTCACTTCTGGGCTACTCAATTTTTGAGAACCCTGCAATGGCTAACCCTGCCGCTGGTGCGCGCTCAGTAATCTTTGGAAATCTTCCAAGTTACTATGTGCGTCAAGTTGGTGGACTTCGTTTAGATCGATCNGATGAGTTTGCATTCCAGAATGATTTAATNTCATTCCGCGCAACTCTTCGCGTTGATGGCAACTTAATCCAGAACAGCCATGTGCGTGCCTTCATTGGTGGCGCAGCCTAATCTAGGCATCAAATAAACGTGAGACCCCGACTTGAGCGCAGGCTTGTCGGGGTCTTACTTTGTTTCAAGGTGGTTGTTAGTTAGAGTCTGATTATGACTAACCCCTTATGTATCGGCTGGAACTCTAACGCGCCTTGGGCAGCAACTGGTTATGGAACACAGACTGCGCAAGTGACGCAACGCATGAAAGAAATAGGACACAACGTTGCAATCTTTAGCAACTACGGACTAGAAGGTTCTAACTCTGAGTGGAACTCAATGCCCGTGTACCAACGTGGCGCAGAGCATTATTCAAATGATGTTGTTCCCGCTCACATGTACGACTGGACAAAGCGCAACCCAAAGCAACCGCACATCTTATTTACGCTTTATGACGTATGGGTTTTTAAGGGCGAGAAATGGCATGACTGGAATGTTGCAAGTTGGTGTCCCATTGATCACATGCCTGCACCCCCTGATGTTTTGAAGTGGTTAGCCAAGCCTTCAGTTACCCCGATTGCTATGAGCGAATACGGGCAAGCAATGATTGAAAGTGCAGGCGTTGAATCACTTTACATTCCACACGCAATCGAATCATTATTTAAGCCACTAAAAAGACATAAGGGAAAAACTGGCCGCGACTACATGGGCATAGATGAAGACAAGTTTGTCGTTGGAATGAACGCCGCGAACAAAGGCGTTAGTCCTAATCGCAAAGCGTTTGGTGAAAACATTCTGGCGTTCTCCATGTTTGCGCAAAAGCATGATGACGTTGTTTTGTATTTACACACCGATCAACTTGGCGCACTTGGCGGAATCAAATTAGAGCAACTGCTCAAGGCTTGCGGTGTCCCTGCTAGTAAATACAAGTTTGTAGACCCTTACACGTACCGCACAGGAATTGAGCAGGAAACTCTTGCCACGATCTATACGGCAATGGACGTGTTACTTGCAACGTCATACGGCGAAGGGTTTGGCGTTCCAACTATTGAAGCACAAGCCTGCGGAACGCCCGTGATTGTTTCGGACTTCGCGGCATCACCCGAACTATTAGGTGACGGTTGGTTAGTGGACGG